TTCCAAATAGAAACAGCTCCTGTAGAGCCTGTAAAAGTGAAGACGATCGTTACAGAAACAACGACGGTGTAGGTGGTAATAGGCTGCTTTGTAGACGAATTGTAATCAATACCTATATACCGAATGCTCCCCGTTTGTGTTGTGTAGGTGATAGTGCCAGGGGTGGTACCAAACACGATTGTCGGGGTGAAGGGAGTAGTCCAGATGACAGGTAAACCGTTGACATTCATAAAGCCTCAAAATTGGGTGCGCATAGCGACGTTAAAGGCCACCTGCAATCCTGCGGATGCTGATAGTAGCCACTGAGCAGAAATCACTAGTACCGATCCAGCGGTATATAAGCCAGAGGGGCTGGAGCTAAAGGGGACAATGGCCGCAACGAGCCATGGCGGGGTGTCATTTACGGTAGGGGTAGCTGTCTGTCCGTTGATGTTAAAAGCCAAAGGAAAAACGTTCATGGCTGTGAACGTAGGCGAGGCAGTGAGTGACGTAACGTTGACCCCTAGCGTGGCGCTATAGTAACTGTTGAGCGTAAACGCCTGTGCTTGTGTTGCGCCAGCATTCAGCAATACAGGAGTAACGATGATATCTATAATTTTGGATTGATACTGCGTAACAGGCGACGGCTGTAGGGCGAGAATCCATTGAGGGGTAACAGTGGTGTTGGTAGAAGGCGATAACGCCGTAGTGACGGTAAAACGTACCCATCCATCGAGGTTTAATTGCGAAGAGGTAGCCGTCAGTGCTTGGTTAAAGGAAGCGCTCTGGTCGTAGATGTTGAGGAGTGAGGAGGAAGAAACGCCGTTGGTTAGGTAAGCAGCTGTCCACGAAGGGGATGTAGAGCTAATCTGCAGGTTATTACTACGTGTAGGCAAATAGGTGGTAGAGGGGGTGACCGCTAGATTTAAAGGAGAGCTGAGGTCAATAGATCCAGATGCGGGGGTAATGACAACTGAAGCATCCGTACTGGTCAAGTTAGCGCCTACAGCTCCCGTAGATTGCATCTGTACTAGCTGATTGGCAGCAATAGTGCCAGGGGTTGCAATAAGGCCTGCATTTAAAGGCGTCGCTCGTGTGGTGTTTAAAACAACGTCGCCTGTAGTAGGGGTTGCCGTGAGATAGGAGCCAATTTGAGGGGAAACGGTGGTTACACCTGCGGCTCCTGTAGCAGCTGGTAGTAGCTCTTGGCTTGTAATAGCAGCAAAGATACCAGCACTATTGGCTACATATCCTGTTATTTGTGATACAGCACATGCATACAGGGTAATAGTGGTGTTTGCACCTGTAGACGGAACAGGAAACGTCAAGCTACTTGTCTGTACGTTATAATCTTGCCCAGGTCCAGAAGTGGCAGCACTGACAATTAAATTAGCTATAGGGGCTGCTCCTGTCACATTACTATCATAAAACGCAAGAAGTGTGGCCTCTTCGACATTGTTGGTAGCGGCATTGCTGGTAGCGGTTACTTCAACTAATTGTGTGGATCCTGTCGCCTTGTTCGCTAACAGATACGTACCTATTTGGTTAGCCGCATTATAGGTAGGAATCGTAGAAGAAAAGGAAGGAACCGTTCCAGATACGTTGCCAGTACTTAAATCTATAACGCCGCTATAACTAGCTTCGGATACTTCCTGTATAGTAACTAGAGGTGTATTATCCACCTTCCAGTTGGTAGTAGATGTTTGACATTGACCACCAAAGGCTAATGTGTAAGTTCCTGTACTATTGTTAAAATAGGAGGCGGGAACAACCCATTGATAACCAACGTTAGAGTATTGTTGTGGAACTTGAATTGTTCCATAAGCGTTAGAAGCTTCAGCTATATTTCCAAAAAATGTTTGAGAAGAGGACAAGGAAGATCCAGCACTAATGAAAAGGAACATCGCAAAAAAGCAGTTTTGGGTCGTAGAAAAGTTGGTGGCACACACATTCGTTCGTATGAGTAAACTCGTATCGCTGTAATTTTTTTGAAAGGTGTAGGGCGTTCCTAAAGACGTTGTTTGGGAATAAGTTGTTGTAGAGCTTCCAGTAAAGAGCGCATTAATATTGCCTCCAGTAGCCAAATTGGTTGAGGCTACTTGTGCTACCCCAGGGGTGTTTGGTAACACTTCCCACGCATAAAGATAAAAGCCAGAAGAAAGAATGTTGTAAGGGGAGCTTCTATAGGCTGCTGCTGCTGTAAAGGTTATGGCGCTGCTTGTTCCTGAAGAAGGCACAATAGCATCTATAATGGTTGTACTATTGTTATTGGGGGCAGCAGTAGACATTGTTCCATTACCATCGGTTGTGATGTTCAATGGCGTTGTGGTATTTAAAGAAGAATAGAGAGCTACCGTTGCCTGTAAATTGGTTGTGGCTGCGCTTTGTTGAGGGAATGTGCAGCAGACATATATCTGAGAATTAGCTGAGGTAGGCGTAATAGAAACGGTCGATACAGACTGCATGGCGCTTAATGGCGCTGTATTAGAGGTGAACGCCGTATTAATCGCTACGTTAGACGCAAGCGAGCCTTGTTGAAAATTGACAGGGCTTCCACCTGATCCCCCCGAAGGGTTGCTAACCGTAGTGGTGTAGACGTCGCCGTTTTGTATGGCCAAATACCCATTGCTGTTTGTAGAAAAGCCGCCAGTGTAATTATTGCCCATACAAAACTCCTAATTAGTTAAGTTGCACGTTTGCCGTAGCTTGTACGAAGGTGTATCCTACAGTTTGTGGCGTGATGGGCGGCATCTGGAACAACTGCATAATAAGACCAGGCACCGTAGAAGTGATGTTTCCCGTAGAAATCGTCGATGTACTTAAAGAGCCTGAACCAGCAACACCAGGGGCAGCAAACTGCTGGTCGGTTGTTGCGTTAATAATGACCGTGGTCGCTGTTGCAACAATCACCCAAAGCACTTGACCTGCAACAAAGTTGGCTGACGTAGGCATCGTTAAGGTAACGGTGCCTGTACCTTCTATGTAGTTAATTTGGTTTGCAACCAACGTGCCTGTGGCGCCTGTAATAGCATTGACAGGAAAGCCAGAAAAGGTAAGTTGTGTCAGAGCTAGGGTGTTGCCTGCGCCAACGGTCAATACTTGTGTTTGTCCTGATACGAAGTTGGCTACGAGGTTGGTGACAGCTCCAGTAGAACCGTTGACCACCTGTAATTGGTCTGCATTGGAGGATGACAATGGGCCATTGCCATATTGAATTAAAGACATTAGGATACTCCTATATTTTGAGAAGAATTAACAGACCAGTAGGTGTCTGCCTGTGTGCACAATAGGGTAACGGTTAGCCCTGATGCGGTTCCTGTAACGCCTGCATTTACCGTGGTAACTTGACCGCCTAGGGAAGTGGTTACATTGGGAACAATAAACTGCTGGGCAGAGCCTGCCTGTATAATAAACCCTGAGCAGCCAATACTACCAACCACCTCTATAAGGCTGCCAAGGGCGCTAGTTGTAGGAAGGGTAAGCGTAATGACACCACTGGTGTTGGTAGCGCTATAGCCGTTATTGATGGCTAAGGCTGTACTGGTTGATATGGCCTGCCATGTGAGTCCTGTTCCACTAGAACTGGAAGTGATGGGAGCTATCTGTTGCCACTGCCAGTTGCCCGAGATGGCGTTGCCTCCGTAGCAAATCCATATTCCGTCATCGGAGGGTGTAGCAGAGCCTTGTACAACAATTTGGTCTCCAAGTAAATTAGGAGGGACAGTAGAATCGGGCGCTTTTGTTCGTCTTTCTCTGGCTGCTGCAATATATTTATTAAGTGGGCCTACAAACCCCGATGAACTTGTCATAATCCCTCATAAAAAAAGCCAAAAAAGAAAGGGTTTTTCTTTTGGCTTATCTGCTTAAGAAGCAACCTGAATAGCTATGACTCCGCTAGTAGCCGTTGCGCTTACATACCGTACCCAAAAAGAGGTTCTCCCCAACAAACGCAAATTCGCTAACAGGTTAAACGGCTTATCCTGCAGAGTGAGCACCATCATATTGTCATTGGTTCCGTCAAAACTAATATAAACGGGCTCATTTAATCCATTGGTAATGAATCCGTAAGCCACACCCTTTCCGTTTAAATCAAATATAAAATTGGCTGAGACGGAATAGGCGGTCGTGATAGACCCAAAAGCAACTGACTGTAATGGTATCGGATTGATACCAACAGGAAAGATCTGCTCTTGGGTAGATGCTGTTGGCCGAAGGCGCGTGACAGGCGGTAATGTCAAAGACATTAGTTGACCCTGCGCAGCTTAGATCCAACGGAACCTTTTAGCTTACCTGCGGCTCTAGCCTCGTCAGCTAATCTGGATGGATCATCAGGATAATCAATCATTTGCATCATGCTCTGTCTTGTGGCTGGCAATTTCTGTATGTGAGTGCCAGAGCCTAAAACGCCATCCATTCCCAGCGTCTTCATGTTTGTTCTGCCATTTATTTTTGCCATTTAGACCTCGCTTTTTCTATTGGCATTACTCTCTTCATAACTCGAGTCTACGCTACCGTACGTGTCTTGTATAAGGCGCTTGACCTTTTCAATATCTAACGTGGTAGCACCTGCGTCAGAAGTGGCCTTAATAAGGTTTGACATAGCGTCAATTAGATTCTTAACAGATACGGTTTTATTCTTCTCTATTTCTGATTCTCTTTCTTCTGCTAGGCCAATATTAGACTCAGCACGTGCTGTTCTTTCCTTGGCCAACGCTTGGTTGTCTTCGGCTCGGGTAGCAAATTCTTTTGCTTGCGCTTGCCTTAAGACGTTTTGCCACTTGGCATCCTCTTGCGCCTGCGCTTGCATTGCTTTTTCTTGCGCGTCCAAAATGGCCATGACTTCGTCTTTGCCCGCCATAGGAATGATTTTCGCCAGCGCTTGCGCAGGGAACTTGGTGCCTGTAATGGCGGAAAATTCCATCCACTGATTGAAGGTAGCTTTCTTTTGGGTGTCTGTATACAGGCCTGTAGAAACAACGGTGGATAATACACTTTCTGAGTAGTTAAAAAAACGAGGGTCTATTTCCTGTCCTTTCCCTAAAATAGATTGGGCTTCTTCTTTTGGCATATTCCATCGCATAATGTCTGCCGTTAAGTCTCCAAGTAGGCGCAAGGATAAGTCCCATCCATCTAAGATGGGTTTTAGGGACACAAGGCTGTCTGCTTGATCTAGCATGGTGGCTACGCCTGATTTTTGTGTAATAGCGTGTTCTGGAGATTCTTCCTTAACGTTAAAGGGACATGCTGCATGGGCTGCTTCTCGCAGCATCTTAATGCATTCCATGGTGCTAGGCGGAATCAACATAGGCTCAATAGGCTGAGGGGGTATCTCCCCTTCATAAACCAGCGTGTCTACCGTTTGTGGGTTTTGTAATTTGTTTAGGTCAACATTAGACGTCGAGTGAATATAATATCCTGACTGAGGTCGACCCATAAAGGCGTCCATCATCATATTAATCGTCTGGTTGCTCATAAATTGAGGATCTGCCATCAGCTGCGGTAGGCTGGGAAAGCGAGAGGCGATCGCTGATTCAGATGGCCTAAAGTTCCAAAATACAGGAACAGCAGGCGCCTTTAGCGATCCAAGGGGGTTTTCCTCATCAATAAGGATAGGGGTATTGTTTAAATAAATGCTTAAACCCCACCCATTAATCTTTGTCGTTTTTTGGGTAATCTCCGCCTTTAGGTAGTACGAAAGCATGGCAATGTCTTGTTCAGATAACGGTTTGGGGACAGGGATAATTTCTCTGGTGTCGGCTCGAACAATAAAATGCCTTTCCAAAATTTTCCGCTGCCATAAACGAGTAACGGAGGTAAACCCTAATAGGGTGGCTGGCTCTTTTGTATACGCCTGAAAGTAAAAGAGCTGTTTTTGCTGCGTGTTGGGAGACCTGTTCCAAATAATAGATTCTGAAACCCCAGGGAAAGATACCTGAGCCTCTTGGCAGGGCATAAGCTCATGGGTGCATATATAGGAACAATCGCTTAAATCTGCATTACGAAAGTTGGTGTCGATAATAAAATCGCATGCGTGGAAAATCTTCCACTTAATATTGCAGGACAGGTCGGGCAAAGAGGAGATATACGGCTCGACCAAAACAAACCCTTCGGTCATAGCACAGTCACAAGCCTGACTAAACACTTCAGCAAAATGATTGCGAAAAGACAGGTACTTTAATACGGTATTTTGCTGGTCGCAAACCGTGGAATATTCGTCGTGAATAGCTTTAAGTTCAAAGTCTTTACGGTTATTTCTTTGGTGGCCTGAAATGCGACAACAGGCGGGGTCAATAATATTAAATGTGAAGCTGTTCTTTGTAGAGGTTAATCCAAGAGTGGTTCTTTTTGGGGTTCCATCAGCAGAACCAGAACGAAAAGCAGAGGAGGTGGCAGCAACCCTCCAGCGGTCTTGATTAACATTTTGTTGCTGAGAAATACGAGCCTCTAATGTCTGATACCCTTTAGAGCGAAAATAGTTGTTAGCCTTTCTTTGATAATCGGCATAATCTGGAGGTGGGTTTTCAAAAGTGCCTATATTGTTGTACGCATTGTTTAGGGGAATCATCGAACTCATATAGTCTCCATTTACGCTATATAGGCATACTCTAAAGTCAACAGCACCTGCGCTCCTACAAAAGAAGCAGTACAACTCGTAGTTAACACATTAGAAGAAATCGAACCAGTAATCCAGTCTGTATTGTTATTAAAACCAAAAGGAAAAGTAGTGGTGGACTGTTGGACGGTTCCCGCTATAGACAGGAAAACCACATTGGTAGACTGAAGGTTTAAAGTGGTGCTCTGCGTAGCAGACGTAATGGTAATAGAAAAGGTTTGTCTATATACAGGGCGCTCTACTGGCTGGTTGATCACGTAAGAGGACTTTATAGGCTGCGCTTCTCCAGAAACCAAATAGGACGTATTTAAGGCTGCGGACACACGCTCCGTGTAACGCTCTAACTGCGAGGAGAAAATCTCGGTGCTTTCGACAGGATTAGCAAACTTTTGGGTAGAGGGAAGCGTCATTATGTTCCTACATCTGTGGAGGTTACACTATACTTGAATATGTAGGCCGAAAGGACAAAGGGGGCTTGCTCTGCAAGAGCTAACTGGGAAGGAGAAAGCCCTAAACCAAGCTGAACAGCAAACCCTCCTGTAGAGCCAGCAGAGTTCCTAACCCACTGTTTGTTTTGAGAGTATTTGATGGCGTATACAGCTGGATCGACCGTTCCTTCTGTGGTCATAGATCCAGTAATAAAGGGGGTGTAATCACCCACAGGTGTATTAAAGGAGCTGCTTAAGTTAGAGTTAGCAAAGCCAAAAAAAGAAAACTTTCCTACGCCTTCGGGTGTCACGTTGGTTAACAGCGCTACTGTGCTTAGTGAGATCGCCTTCCCCTTAGGGAGTCCAAAAGAAAATTCTTTTGTCAGTGCGTAGAAAGGACGAAGCACAATCACCTGCCCTCCACCTAGATAGGTTCCCGTAGGCGTTAGACTAATGGTAACGGTGTTTAAGTTAGGAACGGAGGTGACTTGGGCAACTAGTCCGTTTAATCCAGTAACGCCAATGGCTCCAGAAAAGCGCAGGAAAACCCCTGTCTCCAAATTGTGGTTATAGATAGTAAGCGTATTGGCGGAAATGGCGGCTATAGTCAAAGAGGTGCTTTCAGCAGAACCCGAAGACACATCTCTCTCAAATACATACCCTTGCTGGTTACCAGCTGCATAAAAGAGATTGTACGATCCAAGGCCAAAAGAGTTCCATGGATTAGTGTAAGTGTACCAAGGTTCTGTCAAGTCAGCCCATGTCACGCCACTAGTGGCAAATAGCGTTCCATACGCTGTAAAGCTCTCATCCCAAATTGCCCACGTATGGTCATGATAGTTATAAACCAACGTGGTATCAGGGAAAATGTTTTGATTACGCTCGTTAGGAAAAGTGAAGTACATGATCTCTGCTTGATAGTCGCGCTGACAAATAATGCGCTGGTATCCATTGTTGGTCTTGTCGATGGTGAGCGCAAAGTCAGGATTGTCATCATCAATACGCTGAACACCAGTGGTGTTAGTAATAGTAAATCCAGCAGCAATCAGCCCTTTAGAGTTGGTTGCCCCTGAAGAGGGAGAGATAACCCCGCTACCAAACGTCATCGTAGCTGTCTTGTTTAATCCTCCATATTCATATGTCACATACTCGTACAAGATAGGGGTTGTTGCGCTGTTCGTAGAAATGAGGCGCACTTTATAGGACTGCAATTCTATCAGGACAGAGTCAAGCCACGGAGTGGCAGAGATGATGGAATCGGATGTATTAAAGGAAATAAAGCCGCCATAAACCCCAATAGGAAAGAAATACCAAGCTCCAGCATTGGTAATGCTTAATGGGTTAAACGAGGAGTAGAAAGGAGTGCCTATAGCGCTGTAAATAAAGGTGCCAGGCTCTTGTACAATGTCGCCGCTACTAGACGTTGTCCATACGCCACAAAGCAACAGGCGCCCCTTATATGCAACGATAGAGGTAGCCCCGCAGATGTAGCGAACTTTGTTGTTGGTAGAGGGATTAAAGGGCGCTGTAGGGGGAGCAAAGTTAACCCATCCATTGGAGGTATAATAGCGGATACCATCTAAAGACGTATCTGAACCTGTAGAGGTTAAATACTGAGCTATACCACCGCCAATGTACGTTTCTGAAGAGGTGTTGGCTGCAATAGTAAATGTGTTAGTGGTTACCGCTGTAACAATATAGGTAGTAGCGTTAAGCGAGGTAGCACCAATAATCTCATTTAGCCACACATAATCATTCACCACAAGGCCGTGATTAGGGATGGTGATAGTGGTTGTAACGCCTGTAGTGATAGCTGTGATAACGCCAAACTGCATACCTGGATTGCCGTTGGAAACAAAAAGCGCCTGAGCAAAGTTGCACGACATAAACAAGTTGTAGTTAGCGCCAGCCCACTGCAGTGTTTTACCTGAACTTTGGTACGTGCTATTAAAAGAGGCGTTCCCATAACCTGAACCTACGTATAGGTAGGAGTAGTACTGGTCAAAAATCAACTGGTCGTCGGGGGCAGTGTTGCTAGTCGTATAGGTCGCAAAACCCATAATCGGCAAAGAAGGATAGAAGGAATAGGAACCAGAAACCGTTCCATTGGGACTCCCTCCAGAAATCGTTACCGTACCAGTAGCATAATTGACGGTACCAGAACCTGAAGGGGTAGATGTTAAAGAACCGTTTTGAGGGGAGGGGTCAGTATAGGCGTTTACCCCGTCACTAAGGGATAGGGAGCCAAGAACCAGAGAAGCGCCCGTAGGAGCAGAAGCCAAAAAAGAAAATGTACCATTGCCTGAGGCGTCAAGCGTCCCAAAACTAGCAGACGTAACAGGTACACTAACACGAAAAAGAAACTTAGCTCCAAACTTCGATATAAGATCACCTCGGTAGACACAGCAATTTTTGAGAAGGAAAAATGCATCATGGGGAATGTTGATAGGGTCATAACGGGTAACCATTCCTTTTTCAAAGCGCTGTAAAGCAAACGTTAAATCGCTCATCAGTAGCCTACAATAAAAGCTGTGTAAGTTTGCAGTGTACTTGAGGATGTTGCACCCACCCTAAAAGTTTGACCGTTTACGTACGTACCAATAGGTGTAGATGGGGCTGATCCTGCAAAACAAGGGGAAGAAATTGGACTCCCTGCTGATGGAGATGTTCCTGCAAAAGAGGTTGTTATAGACATAATAGGTTGGGTCTGAAAATAGTTAGACCCTCCAGAGCTATCTAAAAATGGAAGAAGCGTTGTTGTTTGCGTAACCGATGAAGAGCTTGTATAAATGGCTTGGAGGATTTTTATGGAAAAAGCAGGTAGCTTAGTAAACCACTGAGTATATACAACGGTAGTCCCTCCTATAGTAAGATTTTGTGTGTAAGAACCTGAAGCACTACCAGAGGTGGTAGCGCCTGTAATTTGGACTGTCGCGCCTCCCTGAGATGCTGGTGGTGTCCAAAATAGCTGAGCAATGGAGTTTTGGTCTAGTAGGGCAAAGAAGGCGCCTACATTTGGCTCAGCTGCAGGAGGAGTGGTTTGTGTAACAGGATTAATAACAGTGTGGAAGCCAGTTCCTGTGGTGAGATTTTCATGATTTTGTTCAAAAACGTTGTTAACAGCGCGTGTATTGCCTAGCAGCTCTGGTTGAGACTTAGAGGGGGAATCGTTTGCTAAAGGCGTATTATTATTGTAAACACTCATACATTCCTCACGGTACTTGTGGTGCTGGGTTGTTTAGCCAGAGCAGGTTATTATTATTTGGCACAGTATTGTTGATCAGCGTATTTGGTCTAATGACTGCCCTTTGGCGTTTATCTACGTACGTTAAGTTGTTAAAGGCTTGATCATACAAACTTTTTAACGAGGCATACAGTTCTCGGTCTTTTAAAACTTCTGCAAGTTTCATTGCTGTACCTTTCGATAGTACTTCTTGATACCTCGACAGAGGTAATGTGCCATCATAAGTAAGAGCAGCAGGGATAGCATTATACACATAGCTAATGTAATACGATTTGTTAGGGATTGGCCTAAATACAAAAATGTCTTGGTTTAGCAAACAGGAATAAGGCATCCCCAGCGAGAAAAAACAGCCATTACCCCTTATCGGTTCTGTAGATAATATAGGGCTATTAAAAACAAGGTTAGTAACAGCGCCAGTAAGATAAGAAATTGTTCCACTGCCATCACCTATTAAATTCCCGTTACCGTCATCTGTCACCGTTAATATAGCTCCATTTGAGTCATACGTAGTAATGACAAAGCCTGGAGTCAGAACGCCTATGGCACTAGTAAATCCAGGCACTAAAGGCTTAGATGGAAATACGCCGCTATAAGGACCCACCGTTCCATTTCCGACAATAAAGTCCACGTTTACCCTTGTGCTGTTATAGGCCGAAGCGAACGATAACACTTGCTGAGTAAAAGGGATAGGAATATTGTCTACCAGAACACTTGTGATGGCTACCATCGCATCATCTAAGGGAAGTTGATAAAAAGGCTGGCCAAGCTGCGTCATGAAATAGCCTGTCTGTTGCATCAATATGTCAGCAAACGTTTGTGGAAGTGTGTTTCTCCACAAAATGTTCATGTAGTACATGATCGTGTCATTAGCCAAGTTCGCTTGATTAAAATACTGCGTTAACCAGCGAACCTCATTCACAATGGTGGCGACAGGAATGCTCATATACCCTCAGCTAGCTAGTAAAGATTTTTCTTTAGCTGTATACAGTTTTTCTTTATTTAGCTTCTCACAATACCTTTCCAGAAGTCTCTTCACATGTTTTTCTGGAACCTCTAACGTTGTTAAACGGTTCTTACCTATGGAGAAATGGACAGCGGAATAAAACGTTTGTAGTTGCTGCTCTAAATTGCCTGGATCACCAGACTTCAACTCATAGTCGAGTGTAAAAGGTGTTGGCTCTACGTTTTTACATACACTTTTCAGATAGTGCAACATCCATAAGGGCATCATGACTGGAACTCCACATGGAATAGCGTACGAATCAATGTTGCTACCGGGTAGGTAGTTACATGCAAAAGAAAAATGGGGAGAATATTCTTTTTTATTGATAGCTTGTTGATTTTGATAGAAATAGATCACGCGAAAAACAGGCTTCTTTAAAGAGCTGAAAAACTCCTGCATTTCTACCGTTTTTAATTTAGGGTGAACGTAGGGGAGGACTCTTTGATGAACGGTTTTTCCTCGTAGAGGGCGAACCACATAAAGGTCAGCCTCAAAACAACTCTCTATAGATTCAGCTGTTATTGCGTCAAAATTAATCTCATATACAGAAGCACCCCCCAAAGAAGGGGTGTTAGTAGATCGGAATAACTCTTCTGCTTTTGCAAGATAATCTTCTTTAGGCATTAGGTGTCCAGTTGTAAGTTATTTGTATATAATCTCCTGCAAGTCCGCATACCTTGGTACCGATGTATATAAAGCTATACCCAGTGTTTTGGTAAGCAATTGAGGAGGGTTGAGATGAGTTCCAGTAGTCACCAGCAGTCGATATTTGTGCAGGCGAGTATGCTTTAGCTCCCAAAGCAGTTATTTGCGCTTGTGAAGGGAAAGCAAACGTATCAGAACCTACAAAACCATCAACAGCAAAAGTAGCTGTGTTAGTTGTTGCATCATACGCTGTCACTTGGTATCCACCCTGGTTGGTTGGCAGTAAACCGCTATTCCTATAATTCATCCCTTGGAACCCTGAATAAAGAGGTGGGATGGAAAATTGGAACATTTGGTTTGGCCTGAGCGTTTGTCTAACGCTAAATTGCACAAGTACATCTGAACCAGATCTGGTCATGCTAGTAATGGCGTTAGTAAACGGAGAGAAAGATCCGCCCCAATTAATATAACCTGTGCAAGTTCCTCCTGATGCAGCTGATGCAAACGTAGAGGAGTCCAAATAATCTAACGTGAAAGTGGTCGTGCTTGTCACTGTAATAGTGAAAGGCATCTGACTAATCTGCGCCATGTTGGTTGCAGAGTTAATCCACACAGTCTGCCCAGTAACAAATCCATGAGCTGTAGCTGTAGTTACAACCGCTGGATTAGCTTGGCTAATACTGGAGATAGACACAGGAGCCGCTGTTGGCAAAGCAGGGAGGGATTGGTTTATAAGGGCAATTCCACCTGCTGTAGGTGCTACAGAAAAAGAGGTCACAGGAGTAACCGTCGAACCTTCAATACCAAATGTGCTGGTGCTAGGTGTTGGGTTATTCACTGTCCCCAGAAGCAAAGTGGACTCTAAAGCCCTAGCTGTAGCGCTTGTAGATGCATACGCTGTTAAGTTTTTCACTGTAATTTGGTAGGGAAGCCCTGTTACTCCAGATAAAATGGTGAAGGGAGCCCCTGTAGATAAAACAGTGTTGTAGTAAGTTGATCCATTCATAGACATTGTATATCCTTATATTGCAGGGTTAATTCCAGCTGTGCTTAATACGTTCACGCACCAAGTAGGCTGTACGATTCCTGTGCCGTAAATGTTTCTTCCATTTGCAACCATTTGCAAAGCGTTTGGACCAGTAAAAGCAGCTCCATTTTGCATCAAAACTTTGTCCACTCCATCTAAATGCAATTCCATATACGCATTAGCTCCAGTAACAATCGTCTGATAAATAGGATTTCCATTTACGGACGCATCTTGGAAAATAGGAATATTTTTAGAAGTGTTGAGAACAATGTTTCCTAGACGGCCTATTTCCTGACCAGAATAAATCGACTCTCCATAATAAGGTGTTTCCACAAAAGAGGTGTCGGCTTGGAAAGATGGCCGTAGAGCTGCAGGGGTCAATCCTCCATAAGCAGGTCTTCCAGGCGTTGTTCCAAACTTATCGGAACCTGAAATAGGCTCATAGATATAAGGGGTGTCATTGAGCGTTAAATATCCCGTTATGGTTAAAGCATCATTAAAGCTAAAGTTGGTGGGAAAATCTTGATTACCTCCTTGAGAAGCATTAATTTGGTTTAAGCCGCTAGTAAGAGAGTTAAACTGAATAATATCTTCAGCCTGCATAAGCGCTAAACCAATATGCTTAACGGTTTCTTGTTGAATGTCAATTTGGTTTGTCTGCAAGTTGAAAGTATCCATATAAGAGTTCATAGCATACTGCTGCAGAGAAATGTCAACCACGTTAAAAGTAAGGGGCTGAGAAGCTCCGCCTTGCGATCCGGGTGGTACGGGGGCTATTGGCGGAGTTAAGTTCTTGGTTTGTATAGCACGGTAAATAAAACCAGCATTTTGCGGCATGCTTTCTGTCATGGCAAAAATATTTGCAATAACCGCATTTTGAGGTGTTTGTAGCGTGGTTTGTCTTAAATAAATTTGCTGAGGCGAACCCGCATTACTAATAGTTGTTATAGACGACGGCAAAATTCCTATTGACATTTTCCTCCATTACCTAGTTCTTCCCCGTTGCATGAAGTTAGCTAAGCCCTCCCAGTTATTGGCCATAGCCTCTTTCAAAGAAATGCCATTGCCTGAATAGCTAGGCCTTGTCGTATTACCTGAAACGTTAGAGTCTGACACGCCCGTAAAATTATACCCCCCTCGACCAACATTGTCAGACGAGGTAAATTTTTCAGCTTGCAGTTTGTTCTCCATGTAATTACGCAAATAAGCTAGTTGTTCATATTCATCTAACGTAGACAATAAATCTTTAAGAACCTGGTTATTTGATATTTCTTTTGTAATCCTTTCCTTACCCACCGAGTTGGCTAGATAAGCTTCATTCTCTTCATATTCTCTTTTGCGAAAAAGACTGTTAACACGCTCTTCAGCTAGCTGTTCAACTTTAGCCGCAAGTTGTTCGGGGTCTACCTTGCTAGAAGCTAAAGCAGCCAAAGCTTTGGCTTGCTTTTCTGCTGCTGCCTCTTGCACTTTTGTCAACTGGCCAAGGGAAGCGTAATCTTCAGCTGCACCTTCTATTTCCATGTTTGGCAAAAGCTGTTTGTGAAAATCTTTTTCCAAAGACTGCTTGGTAGCTTCTGCCACTTTTTTTTCCAGTTCAGATATACGCTCCTTATCCCTTTTCTTCTCCTCTTCTGCCGCACTTAGCTTTTTTCGCAAATTTCTAAAATTATAAGCCTTAGAGTTAGATGCGCTCTCTACGCTTTCTTGCGCCTCTGGTTGCGGCTCAGTTGGAGTAGGGTCTTGTGGAGCTGTTTTCACTTCTTTTTCTTGTTCTGTCATTTTTTCCTCTTACGCTGTAGGCTGCGAATACGATATAAGATATCGTGCAGGGGCGAGACTGCTTACGCCCTTCACGTCACACTTAACAGGGATAGATTTATGAAGAAAGCCAAAGAAGAAAATAGTTTTAATAAGAGTCAATCACTTGATCTGGTGATCCAGAGAAACGATCAGCTAACTGTAGGCTTGAAAAACTGCATAAAAGCTTTTGAAGAATCTACACATATAGCTAAAGAAGCTCCTTTTTGTTTTTTTTGTGTCACTATTATGGAAAAGGCTCCTATAGATCAAAGTATTCTCCGGGTAGAAGGGAATAGTGTAAAGTTTGTTTTTAGAGATATGTGCTTTCATCCACGCATAACCATGCCTGCTCCAAAATGGGGGCAAGACCTGTATGTCTATAATAATAAAACAAAAGAGCATCATTTAGTGTGGTGTCTGCCTGAGGGCATAGGAACAAAAGAGGAGGACGCTATTGACTATTTTGTCTCCATTGGACAACCTGAACTAGCAAAAAAAGTAGCGCGCTTTATTTCAGGAGATCTTTTTAAAGAGGCTGTTGAATTTAATAATAGCGACTTTATGAAGAAAATCTATTACTCTCTTCATAAGAAAGGTCTAATTAATTTTACAAAAGAAAAACCAAAAGACCAATATGCAAAAAGGATATGGACAACACTAAATTAACAAGAGCACATAAGCCTTAAATGTCTTCTGCGAATCAGCTCTAGTCGCATGAGACGCTTAGTTGTTCCTCTGATTGTGGTATGCATACAACTAGCTATTTTACATAACTCCTGATCGTCCATTAAGTGCATTTCCATCACTCGAACTACCCCCTCTTCTTCTATAATTTGAATTAAAGGCTTTCTAGGAAAGCGTACGCCTAAAAAGGCTTCGCGCTTCCTACATGCTTGTCTAATAATCATTTAATCTCCTTGGTAACCCAAGGAAATTCTATTTTAATGTTATTAAAAACAAAGTTAATTTATAATATTTTTATTTAACAAAATACTATAAATTTCAATATCATTTAAAATCTTGCTCCAGAATAAACATTCTTGTAGTTAGGGGTTCTTAAATTAATAGAGAATCGTTCAGGCTCTTTAATGATGGTATCCATGGACGTACCAAACTTAGAATAAAGAGCATAGCGTAAAGCATCCACCCCATCATCATTCTGTTTGGATACCTCATCTTTTCCTGAACTCATACTCTTTTTCGCATCCCATGTGTAGGAATGCAGCTCGTTAATCAGCTGTGTACAGCGGAAATCTATTTTTATTTTATTTCTGTAAAACAGAGAGCTTATGTAGTTGATCCCGTTCAATACGTCATTTTTTGCATCAACAATAGACACGCCTTTAGGCGCTCTTTCTCTTAACTCTACCTTTAACGCAACAGCAGAAGGGTCTACATAAATAACAGAGGGCAAGTCATGAGACAACCAGCCCATAATACGTTCACCTATCGCTGCAATGGTGATTCTATCGTCAGGCGTTTGATTAATACACAACGCTTTTTTTACCCATATTTGTGGCGTACTCATCTGATTAACTGCACATAGAACCGCCTCTGTTTTATGGTTCATTCCAAAATCGACGCCACAAAACATCTCTTCACAAGGCTCATCCACTAAATCCCCAACATGACGTACAGGGTCAAAATCTTGATAAACCACCCCATCAGCGCTCGCCCATTGGCCGTAATAATATCGCTGTAAATTAGCCCCTCTAAGGGTGTTTTTCAGGTGATCTTTGTACTCCTGCGTTAAGATAGGATTATCGTCTAAGGTGAAATGGGTGTGGTACACATCAGGAAGATTTCTGTCTAAAATGTTGACTTTTAGCCAGTGTAAGTTGGAGTCGGGGTTAGTGGTTCCAAAAAAACAAGACCCAGGCTTGTTTAAACGAGTCATACACATATCAAAAACGTTGGGGTGGATAGAGGTCACCTCGTCGCAAAAAATAGAGGCAATGTTCCATCCTCGAATCGTATCTTCTGCGGTAATCGTCCCCCCTCCAACGCATCGAACTTTTCTACCAAAAAATTCTATCTCTGTTTGTTTTGGATTATAAGGTTTTAATACATCTTCACCTAAGCACTCTCTAATAGCCCCGCAGATGTTATAATGGACGTTTGCTAAGTTACCTGCCATAAAAACCAAATCACCCTCTATCTCCTCGTTGATAGCGATGTGAGCAATCTCTCCAACAAGCCAAAAAGATTTGCCTCCTCGGACGCTTCCTACACCAATTTTTATCTTGCAAGGCTTCCCTTTCGTACTTAAGAAAAATTCTTTTTGCTTAGGATTAAATTTCAGCAACTTTCCCACACGTTAACCCTTGGTTTTATCGAGACATTTATTTAAGTTCTAGTTAAAAGCCAAAAAAAGAAAAAGGAGCGATATGAGCGGTTTTTCTCTTCCTAAAGGCTATAAGCCTGTAGTTACCCCAAAATACAATCCCCAGCAAACAAATATGTTAAAAGACATCATGGCTAAGCTGGGAGGGGGGAACACCTTAGATACGTTACAAGGAATTGCGAGCGGAGATGGCAAATTTTTTGAAAACATGGAAAACCAAGGGGCAAACTTTTTGCAAAACAAGCTGCTGCCACAAATTCAGCAAAACTTTGCTAACAGTGGTATGCTTGGCTCTTCTGCATTTCAGGGCGCACAAACACAAGCCGCATCTGATCTGGCCTCCTCTATGCAAGGACAAAGATCGGGGCTGCAAATGAACGCTATGAATAGCATCGCCTCTTTATTGCAGTCGCTGCTACAAAACCCTATGGAAGAGTATGGAATACAAGCAGAGCCAAAAAAAGAAGGTTTAAGCATAGGAAGCATCATTAGCGCTCTTGCTGGAATGGCGAAAGCATTTATTTAATTAAGGAGATACTATGCCTTTTTTCTTGCCACAAAGGCCTATGGAGGCGAATCCAAGAAATTCTATTTTAGAGGGAATCAATCAAGCGACCAATACACTAGGGGAAGCCTTTCAAAAAAGGCAACAAAAGAACCAGCAAAGCAAACTACTAGAAGCGCTCAATAACGCCAAAACACCAGAAGATTTACATAGATCTATAACACAAATACTTGGATCTGGTCTTTTTAGCGATAAGAGCAAAGAGATGATCCAAAAGCAGGCGTATACCCCCCAAGATTACGCCCCTGGTTATGAGGCGCAAGGATCTGCAAACGAAGGGGCAGATGCGCTTCCTATGGGTCTAGACGAAGATGACTTTAAAATAGTTTTGAAAGGAAAGCCAAAAGAAAAGAAGTTGACAGATAGTCAATTAGCGATTAATCCCGACCTAGCTCGAATAGAAAAGGAGAAGCTCCAAGGGGAGCATGCGCAGTTTAGCCATGAAAGCAATGACTATGCTAGAAACCAAAAATGGATAGACCCCATATTTGACGCTTCTTCAAAAGCAAACCGAATGGAAGCGACGCTAGATGAGCTAGAAAAACTCAATGAAACAGGAGACATTAATAGCCCCTTTATTGCGCAAATGGCTGAGGAGCACCCTTATCTAAAGGGCTTCTTATCTGCTGATTCTCAAGAGTATAACTCAGCTGTCAACTCCCTTGTGTCTGATATGATCAAAAAATTCGGAAGAGTCATGGCTAGAGAGTTCCCTATCGTTATGTCCCAATTAGCTACGCTATCCAATACGCAGCAAGGTCGAAGGCAGATTTTATCAAGACTTAGACAAGCTAACGAGTTCAATAAGCTAGGACAAGATATTCTAGTTAAACTGCAAAAAGAAAACGAAGGGGTTCCCCTAGGTAAGCTCCAATTCAAGTACAACGAACTGCTAGACAAGGCAGAGCGCAACTTGATTGAACAGTGGAGGGAAAAAGACGAAATGGTTTCTATGATAGACCCAGAAACAGGAGAAGAAAAAAAATACCCTAGATGGGTTTTGGAGGATAATCAATGAGTCAGCCCGCTTTTTCACAAAAACAGCTAGAAGCTATGCGCGCTTATGATCAAGCAAAAAGCCAAGAAAAAAAAGTGATAGAAGAGCCTGTAGGTGAGACTGAAATGGGAGAACCTGAAGGACAGCCTGAACAGAAAGGGCTTACGCCCAAGCAGATAGAGGCGATGAAAATCTATGATTCCCAAAGGGGTGCCATTCAACAAAAAAAGAATGAGTCCATGTGGGAAACATTGAAAGAATGGGGAAAAACAGCAGCACGAGGGTTTGCTAAAATAGGACAAGGTATTGGTAATACAGCTGCAATGACAGATATAGGCAACACTAGGCAGGGAGCTGCATCTGCAAAAACAAATAAAGAGCTGATGCAGATGGCTTTAAATACTATTTTGCCTCAAACGGAAAATAAAAATATCAACCCTAAGGTACAAGAATTTCTAGACGAAACGGCGGAAACCTTTGGGGAAATTCTCCCTATGGCTTTAACAGGTGGCGCAGGCAGCCTTGCTGCAACATTGGGTAAAGATGTTCTAGCTGCCGCTGGAGGATCTGCTGCGAGGCAATTTGTAGAAGGATTAGGGGGAGGATCTAAAACACAAGCAGCCGTAAAAGCGGGAATCATGCTGTTAATTAGCATGTTCAATCCTTCTGCTGGAGCGAAACTGAAAGATGCTTTATATGAAGACGCACAAGCTATGATATCAAAGACTCCTAAATCAGCAGCAAAGCCAACAACACAGTTGGCGGAGGATGCTTTAACAAAAAGCGCTTTTGGATATGAAAAGATGACTCCTAAATTAGCTGAGGATATTGTAGAACAAGGATCTCAAGCCTCTGAAATAGCAAATCCGAAGCTATTAAAGGCTATTTTAAGAAACAAGCCTACAAAATATAGAACGCCACCCCCAAGGAACACACATCGTGCTTTAAAAGGAGTTCCTGAAGGATATGAAATGGTAAGCCCTAGGATAGCGGATGCTAAAAAGTATGCTCCGAAAATCCCATCTTTAAACGAGTCTGGATTGGGATCAGAAATTCCATCCTACAAGATTCCAAAACCCATACTGGAAGATCTAAAAAAAATAGCGGACGTGTCTGGAAAAAACCAGGTGTTATTACACGAAGAACCAGCTAGAGACTTAGTTAGAGAATTTTTTAAACCCCTAGAAAAGGCGTCTGGCCGAATTGACCCAGTAGAATTAATTAGATTTAAAAGAAATATTAATAACTTTAGAAATAAGTTATGGGCTGACCCAAACTTAAAGGGAATTAGAAAAGCGGTAAAACAAAATGTAGACGCATTAGCAAAAAAAGCGGACGCGTTAATTAACGATTACGGAAAAATAAACCCTGCTTTTTTAGAGCCATGGAAAAGAGCAGAAGCAATTCACCAAGCAACCAAATGGGGAGAAGAGATAGCTGGAGGTATTGAACATCTAACCAAGTACACCGTCCCTGCTGCTTTCATCGGAGGGCCTACAAAAGGGGTACAGGCGTTAATTGGCAAGAAGGTGTTAAAAGAAGGGGCAAAAGGAGCAGCCTCCTTGGCCGGATCTTTTAGAAACAAGGACTTGATGAAAATCGCTATCGATTATGGTGTCAAAGGTTTAGATCTTCCCTCTTTAGAGGAGTTAATGAAGAAATCGGAAGAGGAAAAGCCAAAAAAGAAAAAGGGTTAGTTTATTTAGTCGGTGTCAATTTGTAACCGACTGAAATCAGAGGAACGTCTCTCTTACCTTTATGTACGACAGCTCGGGAGGTCCATTGGTAGAGCCAAGAGCACGAGAGGTCTGTACATTGATTAAGTCAAAAATACAGAGATAGAAGGTTTGCGCCGTGCCCGTAGTTTGGGTGTAGCTAAAATGGAACACAATGTTTTTTATAATAGGAAAACCAACAGGCCCGGCATAGGAAGGGTATTGGTGCATACCGCTTTGCAAAGGCGTCGTAGCTGTAGTTGAATTATAGACGGAAATAATCGTACCAGACTGTGTTGATAATCCGCTCTGCGAGTTGTACTGTATCACCATACACACTTCCACATCAATAAAGCTGTTGGTGTTTCCACCTTTTGGCGCAATAGAAAAGGTTGTGAACTGGTTAGCGGCTACATAGGCATTACTAAAGACAGGCGCAACGGCAGAAAAGTTTCCAACAACAATCGGGCTCACTGCGCATGCAACAATCGAGTTCACAAGGCCAGCAAAAGAAACCGCTCCCAACGTGAGGGTTGTAGATGTTTGCGAAAGGGTAAAGGGGGCTACTACCGCTATTGATCCAATAGATAACTCTAAAGGAGCTGTTTTAAGAACAATGTTACTCAATTGGACACCTCATAGTAGACAAAATGCGTAGCAGCAGAACCATTAGCTGGGCTGGTGCTTGTTGCGGAATTACTCCATACAGTAGATGTCCCAGAAGCAGGCAAAGCTATATTGTAATAAGCGCACACATAGAAGGTTTTTGCCGAGGTAGATGTGTTAGCAAAATACGCTTGAGGAGCGGTAAAACTACAACTAGATGTAGGCGTATTGGTTGCGGTACCCGTACCATTTGTCAACATACTTTGGGGCGCCCATATTAGCCCATTAGAAATTTGTGTAGAGTTAGGAATATTAGAGGAGTAAATACCAAAGATAACCGTATTAAACTGTGTGTTATTGGTTGCAACCGTACAGGTAATATAGGGTTGTATGTAAATGGTAGAGGAGGCAAACTGCGGGCTTACAGAAAACGTAAGGAACTGACCAGAAGCAATATAGGGCAAATTGGATGTGCCTGCTGTCACTGTGTTTGCTGTAGTAACTACATAATCCGTTGTTAAAGGCACTACCGTATCCTTACCAGTTAGCCCAAAATAGGACACAGCAGGCTGTATAGTAACCGTATTTCCCGATAGAGACCCATCCATGCTAGTTCCCAATATGAGAGGCTGCTGAGTGATGATAAGGTTTTTTACGTAGAGTGTCATATAAACTCAGGGGTTACTATGAGCATAGAGGGAGCGGTACCCTGTACAATGGTGTACGTATCCCCCGCTGATCCTACAATACCAGGCTGCAAGACAGAAGAGATAGAAGCAGCGGAGCCAAATAGACAGACAAAGAAATTATACACGCCTGTTAAAGCCGCTGTGGATGCGGTTATTTTCGCAGCCATACGCCCTTTCACAGTCGCATTGGTTTGCGTAGTACCAGCGGCTACAACGCTCCCAACACCTTTCCATAATACACCAGCAATAGGCGCTTGATTAGTAACTGGTTGAGTACCAGCACCCTGCGTAGTATAAATAGTAAACGTGGCTGTACCTGTCGTGGCGCTCGAGGACATCGGGAACCAGTAGGTAATATCCATTTCAACCAATAGACCCACACAGGTGTATATAGAGGGAACCGTAAACGTAGCGCTATGCACCAGTGCTGTAGCATTATAACCAGCAGTCGTTGACGTATTCGCTCCTACCCTTGCATACGTCGTTGTAGCAACAGGAAAAAATTGGGGAGCACCCAGAGATTGACTATTAGTGTAAATAACAGGAGCGGTAGCCCCTGGAAAAGAACTCATATTCGTTCCCGCAACAACAGCTAAGCCGCCTACTTGCGTTGACGAAAGAAAGCCTGTATTCGTTAGAAGCCCTTGCGGGGGATAGCTTGGTGTGGCCACGTCCAATCTCCTTTTAAACTACCCATTACTTACCATTCAGAAAGAAAAAAAGCCAAAAAAAAGAAGGGGCACTTTTTTGTTCCCCTAGCAGATCCTTTTTATCTCCACCCATAATTTATATAGAAAAAAAGGACGCGAAAACCCTCTATAATCGCAGACTTCCGCTACAGGAATTATCTCATGCCGACTCAAAAGAACATCAGAATGCGGAATTTTGGTCATGATGTCATCTATCTCATAATCGGGTATTTTCGCAACGGCTTTCAGCTCACTAGAGTCATATTGAAGGAGTATCTTATCTGTCATGTACTTTAGAGTGTTCATATCTATGCTGTCTTCGTATAAGGCCTTGAGATTCAAAATTTTACAAACAACATCCTTCATGCACATTCTAAGAAGAGTTTTAAAGCTAATCTTCTTGTAATTTAATAGCTTCAGTTTTGATAAAACCTGTCCATGTATTCGATCTAAACTCCATCCAGTTTTACTGATAATATCCTTTACTGTGGATGAACCAATCTTTATATCGCCTATGTCGTAATCATGTAAAAAGTTACACGAAGCACCGTCAAAATACTTGTCGTAATTGTAGGAGCCGTCTGGAAGAAAATTCTTTTTACACTCATCCACTATTAAACCAACTAGATCTGTACACTTCATTTTATCCATAAAATACCCGTAGATTCTACTTAGATCTGATCGCTCTTGAGCAGATTATATCATGTGAAAGAATATGTATTGGGACAAGCCAAAAAGAAAAATGGAGATGGATAGACCCCATCTCCAAAACTACGAACATTTTATGCATGGACTATTTTCAATACGAAAAAAAGGCGGCTTATCTGCGAGATCCGCTCCAGTAAACCATTGGTATTATAGCTGGTTTTAGAAAAAAAGCCAAAAAAGAAAATGAGGGGGATTTGAAGAAAAAAAATGGAGGCCTATGCTGGTAAGCCTCCACAATAAGAGCTCGTTCAAACAGATATCAGAAAACATAGCAAAACAAGGGCGCATGTAACCCTGTTTTTACCGATGCAGAAAACAGCAAACAACTGCTTCTATCTACACTGTATCATCAACATCAATAAAAGCGGAGGTTTTTTTACGGAAACGCTCCCGCTCATCGTCAACACCAAAGCTCTTATTGAAGAAATCCATAAACTCTTGCGCTTTACCACTCTTAAACAAGCGCTCCCCCGTGCGATACCATTGGGTCTTCCCTTGGTGAAACGCTTGTACAATCATCGGCTCCATCTTCTTATAAATCGCCGAAGGGCGCTTTTGTAACTGCTCTATCACTTCGTACGTACCAACAACCACTTTTGTTTGAGGATGATAACACACAAACGACTTGGGCAATTCCCCTACTTGTATGTGACGAATATACGCCATCAAAATGACCGCCTCTATAGCACGAGCCCGTTTCATGATGTTGGTCTCAAAACGGCTTATAAAGCGGAGGATCCGTTCATTATACGATTCTATCGGCTCATGCGGATCAATATCAGGATAGCCGTCATGACCAAGCCTCATCTCACGATCCGTGCAAGGCTTAGGCGATTCTTCTATAGGAGGCGAAGAAGAGGAAAGAACTTCACTGTCCTCATCCAGAGCGTTGTAGACAACTTTCTGACTTGTCTTTTTTTTCTTCTCAGCCATCAACCCTCCTAGCTCGATCGATGCACAAGAAAAGCCAAAAAAGAAAAGGTGGGTAGCAGCAAATTAGGGAGCTTGCCTCAACCTAGCGGCTTTTTTCCTGTAGTAATCCCGCCTTTGATTTATACGCAAATCTTCTTTTCTTTTGGCTTCCCTGTGTATCGAAACCACTTCAAAAACCTTTTCCCATACGGCCTGCTTTCTTGCATCATCAGCCGTCGATAAATCTACCCCAGCTATAACAGTTTGCGGAATTTCTTCTAATGCTTTAATGAACCAATTAAAGTAAAAAGCATCGGCTTTAGGTCTCTTTTTACGAAAATGCACTTCACTCTCCATAACACGTTCTCCCTTCATGATGTTTCTGTATACAACTAAACCCAACCTAAATGAACAGAATGAAAACTGAATAACCCAAGGTTGATATTTTTTAAATCGCTAGTTGGATCTGGGAAAAGTCGATCTGTTTGGGCACGTAACCAAGACAGATCCCCTTGAGCTTCTATGATCAGAATAAGCCCACATAGGATGATAAAAACCAATGAGCGAAGCCGAAATAAAACAATACCCCCATTACTTTTCCCATTAGTTTTACGAAAGAAAGAAAAAAAAGTACGAAAGCCGGCCTCTGTTAGGAAATAGCGAAACCAGCCACCCTTCCTCCATCGGTCACAGAAAAGTTCATCTGGGTTAATTTCCGAAAAAAGGACAGCGCTAGCCAAGCGCCTTTCCGCTGCACTATATAGCGGCTCTTTAACTCCATCAACAGCAGCCAGAAGAAGGTAGCGGATATTTTTAATATCGCACAGCCTCTCATACTCTACCTCCTCTTTTGAGGCCTCGGTATTATACAACTTAAACTTCGCCGACGAATATTGATCACTAACAATCTCAAGTAGAGGGATGAGCTTTTCTTTGCTAGTGGGAAACACGTAAACCTCCTTTATCTATAATGTTCCGTTTTAATAAGTCATAGTCCCAAGAGTTAAAAAAGAAAATCGTCAGCTGAAAAGACATCTCTACATCAGCATCAGCGGAAGAGTTAGAAGACTCAGGCAACGGATAGCATACAGAAAACTCTAGTTTTTTTACTGATGCATAATATAAGCGTTGTTCTGAAAAGTCGCCAAAAACCAGTTCACTTAAGCCGTTACAAACGATAATGTCGGGATTCCATCCCAAAGCATACCCTTCATTGCTGCTAATGTTGTTTGATATACGTACGACAAAAACAGAGCCTAATCCACTTTCTCTAAAAAGCGTTAGCTTCTTGGGAGCAAAAAAGACAAAAGGCGGAATAAAATACTCGTTCCCCTTCATATCTAAGTTTATCAAATTTAAAGCGTTATAACTTCTTTTATCTATTTTTTCCATTTCCGCCACAAGATCACAACGCTGCCTAACAACAAAGCTCGCAGAGCATTCATCCATCGGAAGCTCCATAGGCACTCTATTTGGAAAAAGAAAGCGAGGAGCAAAAGGCTTCAGACATAATAGCGGATATCGCGCATGTAAGATCATCTTAACAGCAGCCAGCTGATCCACATACATACCCTTCACGCGAGAACGCTCATTCAACTGGTAATACAGTTCTTCTCCAAATTCCATACATGCTCCGTTTTAAGAGAAAGCCAAAAAAGAAAAGGGTGGCTTATGCTGTAGTTGTTATATCACAAGCAATATATACAGTCAACCCCCTACCACAGAAAGGGGGAACCTAATCACAAGTGTGATATAAGCCCCCACCCCCAACCACCATGATCACAGATATCTGGAGAGGCGCAATAAAGTACTAATATGAACACCTCCTTTTTTAGTACGACATGACCCCCCTTCGAAAAAAGATAGATTTAAAACTTTTTAGAAAAGCCAAAGAAAAAACCAACGAAGAGTTGACAACTTTCCTATGAGAAAAGTGAAGAACAAACGATGTTTGAAAAGAACAGTGAACAAAAGTTTTTTCTGCTGTCATTATATGAACATTATCTGAACAGCTGTTCATATAATCATCATATTGTTCAGATAATAATCATATTTCTGACAATTATGTTTTGAATTGTTCATATAATTTTACAGGTGAAAATATGCTGTAAAG